GCTGATGCATCGCTATGAGATCAATAAGATCGAAGGAAAGATCGCAGAAAAAGGATACACACTGGTTCCCCTGAAAGTATATTTTAAAGGCAGTCTGGTAAAAGTCTCTATCGGTCTTGCAAAAGGTAAAAAACTGTACGACAAACGACAGGATATCGCAAAGAAAGATATGCGAAGAGAAGCAGAGCGTGAATTTAAGGTGCGTAATCTGTAAAGATGGAAAACGCACAGAGATAAAAAGATGCAAAGAAAAATAAAAAGTGAAAATTTTAAAAAGACACTTTACAAAAATGAATTTCAGGTGTAAAATAAACTGCACTGTAAGATTATCTTCAAACAAACCAGGGCTTGTACTGGTTTCGACGGGGGTTTTGCAGTCAGGGAAGCCATCTGCGGGCCGGGACCGCACAGTAAACCGGAAACTAAATATAAACGCAGAAGATAATTACGCGTTAGCAGCCTAAGGGCTGCTTGTCGGCAGGAGGTTGCTCACAGCTTCCCCAACCGGCATCAAATCCTGTGAGGCACTCTGTGGCCAAAGCTTTGCGGCGGCAGAAGAACTTATGAAGCTACTGAGGCTGTGAACCTGTCATTAGGTGCACCGTTGAGGGAACGTTAAAATAATGACTGTGATGGGAGATGCCTTGATGAATAGGCTTTCGGACAGGGGTTCGATTCCCCTCAGGTCCATCCTGAAAAGCCCGATTTTATCGGGCTTTTTTCTTTTCGTGTTGCATTTCGTGTTGCATAAATGCTAAAAATTCTATTTTGCTCTGTTCAGAATCCTCTTTTTCGTACAGAAGAAGCCAGGCTTTATATTTCTTCTGGTCAATATCTACAGGATCATTTTCGAGTAAATTTTCAAAGTATCTGTCGATTGTATCATCTGCTTTGATACGACCATCTGAAAAGGTATGTGTATAGATTTGTTTCATAACCTTGTCTGTTTTCCAGCCGCCACGTTCCATGGCATATTTATCCGGGATGTTCAGCATATGCATGATAGATGCATTTTCATGTCGCAGATCGTGAAATGTCATGTGCGGGAGATGATTCTTTTTCAGAAGCATTGACCACTTCATATAGATAGCATGACCGCTTTGAGCGATGAGATAATCGTCTGGATCACCTTTTGGTATCAATTCCATTATGTATGGAGGGATGCGGTGTTTTCGCAGACGTTTGGCTGCTTTTCCAGATTCTTTCACAGAAGCCTCGCCATTAATGTCTACCACCACCCGGTCAATTCGCAGATAGCCGTCTTCAATGTCTTTATATTTGATTCCTCGAATTTCACTCATGGAAAAACTCAACCACATGGCAAGTAAGCACGGAAGTTCAATATCTGTTCCTTTTATGATCTCCAGAATTGTTTGTGGTGGGATCAATTCTTTCACCTTTTGGGGCACAGTTGGAAGCTTTACGCAATAAGATGCGTCTGGCATACAGGAATGGATGGCAGCGGAAATAAAGCCGTAGGTATTTTTTACTGTTTTTGGAGATATAGGCTTCGGGTTTTTCTTGTTTCTTTTTGACAGACGCTTGCAGTCGCGATTAACAGCATCTTGCAGATCATCAGATGTTATATCACGCAGTCGGGTGTCAAAAAGTGGTTTGTAAGAATCGTATTGATCTTTGCGGTAGCCCTGCATCGTAGTGCCGGATAATGCACTGTCAGATTTCTCAATATAACGCTCGATCGCTTCCGATAGTGTAATATTTATAGTGCTTTGCTTATCCTTACGTTTAGTGAGAAGAAACTGGTTAGCTGCCAATTCTGCTTCGTGCTTCCCTCTTTTGGTCGGATCATCGGAAGTGAAAGATTCATAGATCCGCTTATTTTTCCAGATTCCGGATTTTTCATCGAATATCTTTTCGGTATGGCTATATGCAAGACACCGCCATGAACCTGACGGTAATTTTTTTGCGGTTGGCATAATATCATCCTCCTGTTCGTAAAATGGGTATAAAAAATACACCTGTACAGGTGCTGGAGGATTGTGGTATAATCAGCTTGCTTAAGGGTGATCATACCGGTCTCCAGACCTGTATAGATTCACTGATCCGCTTCGGTGCTGGTAACACTGGGGCGGATTTTTTTGTTTAATTGTTTTTAGATACTATCAAAATAAGTTTTGATTTTTTCAATGCAATCGTTTTTACAATTTCCATACATACGCTCAAGACTTGCACAAGAAGAAATTAATTGTATTAAGTCGGCCTGTATAAAATCATGATTTTCTTCAATAAGGTTTTTTGTATAATGCAATATCTCAGTGGCAGAGTTCATGTGGCATACAGAATCCATATATTCATCTAACTGCAATTTGTAGTTAGAGAAAATATTGTTGTTGCTATTTTCAGAAATATCCTCTGGCTCGATATCCAGAAGTCCATCATTATCCGAAGCTGTTATGACAGTGTTTCCAGATATGTATTTTTTAATGACTACCTTAGCGTACTTGATTAACGGAAGTATATCCAGTTCTAAATTGCAAGGGACAGATGTACTGATGGAAGTAGTAAAATTTGGTGCAGCATCAAAACGTGAAAAACCTGTGCAGTGTACTGGGTGCAATTCATCGAAGATATCAGCAAGAAAAATATCAGCGAGAACGCCAGTAATATTTTCAGATGCTTTTCCGAATAATGTTGCAGTCACCGTAGGTTTTTCGACATCTGGCAATATTGTCAAGGACGATACCCTAAATTCCAAATCAGGGTTATAATTGATAACATTTATTTTTACAGGAACAGCAGGTTCTTTCAAAGTGCTCTGTATTGTTACAGCAGTGCCATTTGCGATTACGCCCATAATATCATGATCATCAGTGGTATAGTCGATGTCAAGTCCGATAATTGCATCGGCTCCCATTTGCTTGGCGTTGTTGATCAAGATATCGAGAGCGTTTTTCTGAGCCTCTTCAAGTTTTTCAGAGTACGAAGACAAAAGATTAAAGTCAGAAAGAAACTTTGTATTTAAAGCATATTCTCCTGAACAGAATCCCAAATAATCTGTAATTTCATAATTTTCAAAATTAAAACCGGATGTCAGTTTCATGGCTTGCTCTCCTTTAACAACTAATTCAACTCAATGATAGCGGAAAAGAATTCTGGGATGTATTGTTTATCACTTAAATACGAATAGGTTGTTAATCCTGTAAAATCTCCATACACAGTTACATTATCATTTTCTAATAATCTTGCTCCGCGAGCTTCTTTGTCATCAGGATTTGTGAGATAAATATATCCTTGATCAGTAGACAAGAGATAATCAGCAGAATAATCGGATTCGTCTATTATTTGCACAATTCGTCCAGAAATCTTGTAGTATTTATCTTTGTATTCGTCTGGATTTCGTTCTGCAGATTCATAGTCGAATTCATTTAGACTGGATTTGTATGTATCATATACGCTTTGTAAATCTTCTTTTCCAATAATTTCTGAAGCTAAAATGGTAGAAGTTCCGAAGGAATTATCACTGTATATAGTTGTTGCATAGCGGACAACATCACCGTTTTCTGCTTCCATGAATCCTTTACTTGCTTCGGAATCATCGACATCGTGCATGTAAGACGGAGAATAAAAATATCCATCATTTCCTTTTATCCAACAGGAGAAAGAGCAAGAATCACCGTCTGAATAATTGCGGTCTATCTTTTTATCGATCACAACGTCAACACATACATCTTGACCGGTATATTTCCCGGCAGCAATGTCTTCGTAACTAGCAAGAGGAAGGTTATTTAAAAAATCTGCTTCTGTTTCAGAATCAGCACTTGTTTTATCGTCTAAGCGAACCTCGTCAAAAGATTCAAGTTCATCAAGACTTAAACCGAATTCTGTATCGGTGATTCCATCCGTGGTGCGTACATAATGCCAAGTTTCTCCAAAATCAGTCGTTGTAGCCATAATAAATTTAGAAGCATCGTTAAAATATGCAGTTTTGATGTGAATGCTTTCGGCCTTTTCATCAATATCAGATAATTCTTCTTTGATAGCGTTGAATGCAATTCTAACTTCTTGTCCAAACGTAAAACCACCGTGGTAAACAAGATCAATATTTATAGAAAATGGATTTTGAGGATTCTTTCTGGAAGAATGTACAACCACTTTATCAACTTCTGTATTGGCAGTTTCCCAAGGGGAATGTTCTTCTATGTTGTCTTTGATTCGCTTGCCTAATTTTGAACGGAACGTTAAAGATTCATAATATTCGGTACTAGCCTCCGTAGCGGCTTCAGGAGTTGATTTTTCTGTTTCTTGCTGAGCTTCAGAACCAAATAATAGCTCTGAGTCTACGTTACATCCTACTAAGTTACAGCAGGAAAACACACATAATAAGATTAAAACCTTCTTTTTCATATTTCACTTTCTCCTTTGAATACTTTTTCCTTTTTCCAGAGATAATAACACCATGAAAATATTATTATCTCAATTCTTAGAACAGCACCACCTGTCAATCCGGCAAGCGGCAATTATGACCGGCGTTCCCCGGTCTACGATCGGTGACATAGTGACCGGTCAGGTATGCCCTACACTGGCAACTATGGAACAGTTGGCAGCAGGGCTGAAAACCACGATTTCTGACTTGTACGAGTCTGAGTATAAGTGATTTTCAAAAAGCGTCCGGGATTCCGGACAAGGCACAACTTTTTTCCTCCTGAAACGTTTGTTAAGATGAAAGGAAAATTTTGCTAAAACAAATGTTCGAAAACAGTTGCATCACAAATATTTCTGTGATAATATGAAATTAAGAAAATTCGAACAAATGTTTGAAAAACGTGATCGGGAGGTACATATGATGGATTACAAAGCTGAGATTATAAAACTGATTAACAAACTGAACGCTTCAGATGAAACCTTTTTGAAACAGGTTTACATCATTATTAAGAAGCACTTTGACAGAAGAGAGGGACGTTAGTCCCTTTTCTTTTTTGCCAAATTGTCAGCCAGCTTCTCGGCTGCTTCCGTGAGTACCTTTTGCGATGCGGGAGATAGTTCGTTGTAGGTTTTGGCTATCTCTAAAATTATACCATAAAAAGCGTTGTCTTTTCCCTCTTCTAGCAGATCTGATACGATGCCAGCTATTTCCTCATCTTCTGAGAGCTGCTGGTACATCTCTCCTTCACCTGTTTTCAGCCATTCTTCGCTGACATTGAACTCACGGCATATTGCCCGGCTCATTTGTTCCGTAAGATTTCTCTTTTCTTTTTCAATATTAGAGATTGCTACTTTGGTCACTCCGAGCTTATTTCCGAATTGTTCCATTGTTAGATTCAGGCTTTTTCGAACTTCTTTGACACGCTCACCTTGCGTCATTCATTCGCCTCCCTTCATTTTATTTCTGATCTTAGGATAACACCGTACAAGAAAAAAGTCAACAAAAAAAGTTAGCAAAGCTAACAAAAAGTACTTGACAACGTTCTCGAAGATTACTATAATGTAATCAACGATAACGAAGTAGCAAAACGCAGGAGGTAAATAAAATGTTGAAATCTGAATTTGAAAGCCTTGCAGGTAGAGCAGTAACCAACGAACAGTACAGAGCAATCGAAACATTATACATGAGTAGCAACCTTGAAAAAACAGAATTTGTGAAAAGCATG